AGTTTATTTCAACTTTGAACTTAAGTGGGAGAAACAATAGTAAACCACAACGGAGTTGAACAATGGCAGACGCAACTATCTTATTCTTTTCAGCGACCATATCATTTATTTTCTTATGCGTAGGTGTTCTAGCAGGATGGACTGCCAAAGATTTTATTCATGATTATATGTGGTCAAGGGATGAGTACCAACAGTTCACACATCCAGAAATGTATGACGACCAAGGTAACTGGTTAAATGAAGAGTTACTATCAGTAAAATTTATTAATGAGGAAGACGAAGATGAAACTCTTGATGCATGAGGTACTTCAAAAAGTATCAAACGCAAAGACTAAGAAAGAAAAGATTAAACTAATGCAGGAGTTTAATACTAATGCATTAAGAATGCTTTTCATTATAAACTTTGATGATTCTGTAGTTAGTTTACTACCACCAGGTAACGTACCTTACACACCTAACGAAGCACCAGATGGTACACAACATACTATCCTAGAGAAGGAAGCAAGGTTGCTTCATCATTTCTTTAAGGGTGGATCAAATGTATCTCAAGTAAAGAGAGAACAGATGTTTGTTCAGATGCTTGAAGGTTTATCTTCTGGTGAAGCAGAAGCATTAGTTCTTGCTAAAGATAAGAAGATCGGTAAGCGTTGGAAGATTACTAAGGCAGCAGTGTCTGAAGCATTTCCATCTATACAATGGGGTAATAGATCGTGAAGTTAATACAAGAGAAGTGTGATCCTAAAGCAGCAGAAGACAGGACATTACCTTACACTGCTTATCTTATTGAGTATAAGGTAGAGGGTAAACCGACCTATGATATTGCTATGGGTGACAGTCAGGTAGAAATATTTGACAATTATTATGACAAATACAAGAAAGATTTTGTAGGATTCAAACAGACTGAAGGTAGGCAAAGACCTAATCTTTACAACAGTCTTACTACACCACCAAAGAGAAAGAAAAGAAAGAAACCATCTGCAACACCACCAGATGCACCACCAAGTTAAGAAATGTATCAACCGTTACATATCTACTTGACTATATAATATACCTGTGTTAATATTAACACAATCGTTCAACCCAAAAGGGTCGCAAGTAAGCCGACACGGAACGGATCGTTCATCCTCTTACGAGGACGCACATGTTGACTGAAGGAACGGGGTCTTATACACCCTATCCAGAGGACAAGCCAATGGCACAAGTCACTTACCGTGGAGTCAAGTATGACTCTGAAGCGTACCGCAAGATGGTACAAGTAGAAGCTCAAAAGAGAAACCATGATCTAATGTATCGTGGGATCAAAGTAGAACGCAAGTTCGCTTCCAAGAGCTGAATCAAAATCACATAGTGGTTTACATGAAACTGGGAAAATTTTTTCCCAGTTTTTTTGTGTCTGGAAGTCGCATAAATACCTAGTAAACTAGAGTAGATATGCTTTGAAGGATAGGAAAGCAGCAAAGAAGTTAATTAAAAGAGCGAAGAAAAATCCACAACTTTATACAGAACAAGAAGTTCTATATGCTAAACTCATAAAGAGGGTGACTAAAAATAATGCAAAGGATAAAGAAACTACATGATTGTTTGTATACTATAGATGAATTCTTAGAAGATAGAATGTTTGGAACTATCATTGAAGAGTTTAATGTGAAAAATAACTCTTGGGCATTTAACAAGAGAGAAATGGGTGTACATGACTTACATCCTAAGTTTGGAAACATATTGAAGCAACAGTATGATGCTAATGGTGTTGGTGATATCCTACCATTAATTCAAGTTGCTGAAGTGTCAAAGTATTATGTAATGAAAGTGTTGAAGAAAAGAATGAGGTTGGAAAGAGTCAACACTAACATTCAATTCGCAGGTCAGCATTCCTCATTGCATGAGGATGGTGGTGTACATCAATGGACACTATGTATTTTTGTTGGTACTGGATGGAACTACCAGTGGGGTGGTCCATTTCAAATCTTTATAGATCAAGAAGAATTTCTTATACCATTTAATCCAAATAGAGCAGTATTGTTTCGTGCTGACTGGCCACATAAAGGTTATGCACCAACACATCTGTGTCCTGATGCAAGATTGTCAGTAGCCTTTACATATTCTGATTATGATGCTATGATGAGTACAAATGTGAATCCATTTTACTAGACGATAATGAATGTAAAATTAATGACAGTGACTCCCAAAGCGGAGGAGACGATGGGTTATGTAGCGAGGGTGAGCAATCCAAACAACCAATCCAATCCAGAAGTTGCTGGACTGTTGGGTTATTGTATTAAGCATGGTCACTGGTCGGTCTTTGAACAAGCACACATGACTGTGGAGATTGAGACTACTCGTGGTCTTGCTGCACAAATACTAAGACATAGATCATTTACATTCCAAGAGTTCTCTCAAAGGTATGCTGATACTAATCTATTAGCAGAAGAGATTCCTATGTTTGATCTTCGCAGTCAGGACAAGAAGAACCGTCAGAATAGTATTGATAACATACCAAAGAATAAGAAGCAAGACCTTCAAGAGAGGATTGCCGAACACTTTACTGACTCAATGGATCTATACAATGAGCTCCTTGCTAATGGTATAGCAAAAGAGTGTGCTCGGTTTGTACTACCTCTTGCTACACCGACTCGGTTATATATGACTGGTAGTATACGTTCTTGGATACACTACATAGATCTACGTTCTGCACATGGAACTCAAAAGGAACACATGGATTTAGTTGAAGAGATACGTAAGATATTTAAAACTGAGTTTCCTATCTGTACAAATGCATTGGGGTGGAATTAATGCCAACATATCCTGTAATAAATTTAAAAACTAAAGAGAAACAAGAACTCTCTATGTCAATGGCTGCTTATGATCAGTGGCGTAAAGATAATCCTGACTGGGATAAAGATTGGCAAGCAGGTGTTTGCGGTGACGTTGCCGAGGTAGGTGACTGGCGTGATAAAATGTCTAAGACACATCCAGGTTGGAAAGATGTTATTGGTAGAGTCGGTAAGGTTGACAAAGGGTTTGACCGCCGTGGATACCAGTGGGGTGAATAAGTATGGCAGTTAAAAAGAAACCATCAACTCAAGGCATGTCTAAGAAAATGCTAAAGAGGAAGAAACCAATTAACCACAAGTATTTTCTTGATGTTAATCCTATCACCGAGAATCAAAAGTTATTCTTTGATGAGTGGACTAAAGAAAAGAATCTCTTTGCTTATGGTGCAGCAGGTACAGGTAAGACATTCATTGCATTGTACTTAGCATTAAAAGATGTGATGAATGAAGAGTCACCATACGATAAAGTTTATATCGTGAGGTCTCTTGTATCTACACGTGAGATTGGGTTTTTGCCTGGTACTCATGAGGATAAGGCAGAACTATATCAGATACCATACAAAAATATGGTACGACATATGTTTGAGATGCCTGATGATACAAGCTTTGATATGTTATATGATAACCTTAAACATCAAGAGACCATTTCTTTTTGGTCTACCTCATTCTTACGTGGTACTACTCTTGACGATGCTATTGTTATCGTTGATGAGTGCCAGAACCTTAACTTCCATGAGCTTGACTCTATCATAACTCGTGTGGGTCAGGACAGTAAGATAGTATTCTGTGGTGATGTAAACCAATCAGATTTACAGAGAACTAATGAGCGTAATGGTATCCTAGATTTCCAACGCATCCTAGAGAACATGGAAGAGTTTTCTGCAATAGAGTTTGGTGTGAATGATATCGTTCGTTCTGGACTTGTTAAGTCATACCTCATCAGTAAGATGACACTAGGACTATGACATTAACACCCATAGAGATGGTTGCTAAAATGGTGGAGGGTAAGAGAGTATACTCTACCCCTGAAGGTAAGTTCTATCCTTCAATCACCACTGTCATTAGCAACAATGCTAAGAAGCAAGCAGGTCTTGCTAAGTGGAGAGCAAGAGTAGGTAAGGACAAGGCAGCAGCAATCACATCACGTTCTACTAAACGTGGTACAAACTTCCACTCTATAGTTGAGGACTATCTTAACAAGGACTTAGACATAAAAGAATACAAGGAGTCTCCGCTTCCTGTAGTTATGTTTGAGCAGACTAAGAAAACCCTTGACCGCATCAGTAATATATACTTACAAGAGGCTGCTCTTTACTCAGATAATTTAGAAGTTGCGGGTCGTGTAGACTGTATCGCAGACTTTGATGGAGTACTATCTATCATTGACTTTAAAACTTCTGCTGCACCTAAGAGAGAAGCATATCTCTATGATTATTTTGTTCAAGAAACAGCATACGCATGTTGTCTTCAAGAACTCTACGGTATTACTGTCAAACAACTCGTAACTATTGTTGCTTGTGAGAATGGTGAAACTCAAGTAGTAATCAAGCCACCGAAGAAGGAGTACCTTCTTCAACTCATAGCGTACATAGACGAGTACCGTAACAAATATGGAAAAGAAAAACTTACTTGAAGATAAATTTATGACTAGTGCAAAGTTCTCACA